CAGCAATAATAGTTTTGTTAGGGGGTTTTATGTTCTTCAAAGGATGTAAAAATAAAAAAGTAGAAATCCCCGAACCTATTATAGAGGTTAAGATAGACACTGTGTATGACACTAGTACGGTAGCAGTGCCAACCTACATCCCAAAATATAGGGTTATACTAGATACTGTAGTGGATGTAGACACCATTCCTGTAGATACTATGTCCATATTGAAAGATTATTTTGCGAAATTAGAATATGTTGACACTATAAAGTTAGATTCTATAGGCTACGTCTCTATTACAGATTTAATATCTAAGAATAAAGTACAGTCAAGAGATGTAACTTACTCATATAGACTGCCAACTGTAATTAAAGAGACAACAATAACCAAACAACAACCCCTAAAAAATCAGGTATACTTCGGTATAAACCCTGAATTTAATAAAGAGGAGATAGTACAATCTATGGGAGTTGTGATGTTGGTTAAAAATAAAAGAGACCAAATGTTTGGAATTAACGCTGGATTTACCAATTCAATGACTCCTTACGTTGGTGGTATGTTATTATGGAAAATCAAGTTAAAGTAGAAAGTAATACTACTTCCTTAAAGGAAAGACTCAGAGAAGAATTTATGAAGTGCGCAGGAGACCCAGTGTATTTCATGAAGAAGTATTACATGATACAACATCCTCAAAGAGGTAGGATTTTATTTAATCTATACCCATTTCAGGAAAAGGTATTAAGATTATATCAGTTACCGGATAGTGTAATTATAAATAAATCTAGACAGTTAGGTATATCAACCTTAGTGTCTGCTTATGCTCTATGGCTTATGTTGTTTAATAAAGACAAGAACGTACTTGTCATAGCAACAAAGCAGGAAACAGCTAAGAATATGGTAACTAAGGTAAGGTTTGCTTATCAGAATCTACCAACTTGGTTAAAGGTAGGAGCTCAAGAAGACAATAGATTAAGCCTTAGGTTATCAAATGGATCACAAATAAAAGCAGTATCAGCAGCAGCAGATTCAGCCCGTTCGGAAGCGGTATCGTTGCTTGTATTAGATGAGGCTGCGTTTATAGATGGAGCAGAAGAGATATTCACATCAGCGCAACAAACCCTTGCAACTGGTGGTAAATGTATCGCACTGTCTACTCCAAACGGCATGGGTAATTGGTTTGAAAAGACCTATAAAAAAGCTCAAGCAAAAAAGAATGGCTTTATTCCTGTATCACTTCCTTGGAGTGTTCATCCAGAAAGAACTCAAGAATGGAGAGATCAGCAAGATAAAGAACTAGGATTGAGAAACGCAGCTCAAGAATGTGATTGCGACTTCTCAACATCGGGAGCAACTGTAATATTACCAGAAGTTCTAAAAGATTATGCCGACACTATAGTATGTGAGCCTATAGAAAGAAGAGGGGTAGATAAGTCTCTATGGATATGGGAATACCCGGAACAACTTAAATACTATATGTTAGTTGCAGACGTAGCTAGGGGAGATGGAATGGACTATTCTGCATTTCACGTTATAGACACAGAGACTTTAACTCAAGTAGCAGAGTACCAATCTCAAATAGATACGAGAGATTATGCTAGTGTAATATTAGGTGTAGCCTCTGAATATAACAATGCATTAGTCGTAGTTGAAAATTCAAATATAGGTTGGGACGTAGTTCAGACTATAGTTGACAGAGGTTACACAAACATGTACTATTCTCATAAGGTGGATAATGCTTCTTTTGAGGAGTATGTAAATAAATATAATAGAGGAGATGGTCTAGTTCCTGGATTTACCATGAGTCAAAAAACTAGACCTCTAGCTGTGGAAAGGCTTAGAGATTTAATAGAAACAAAATCAGTAACCTTTAAGTCAGAAAGATTATTAGACGAATTGAGAAGCTTTATATGGAAAAATGGAAAGGCACAAGCAATGCAAGGCAGAAACGATGACTTAGTAATGTCTTTTGCGATAGCAATGTACCTTCGAGAATCTTCCTTACGATATAAAGCTACGGCAGATAATCTTACCTATGCAGCATTAGGTAGTATGACGAGGACGGGAGCTAGTAAACCAGTGTACAATACAGAAAAAACCCTGACAACCACTCCTTGGACTATGGAGGTGACTACAGGAACAGAACAAAAAATAGTAGATTTAACTTGGCTAATATAATAAAAATGGCAGACAATACCGAAATAAAACCACAAGAAAACCTTTTTTCCGCTCTAAGGAGATTATTCTCTACGGACGTTATTATAAGGAATAATAGTAATAACGAACTAACTGTAATTGATACAGATAGAATTCAGTCTAATGGCGTAATACAGACGAATAGCCTTATAGATAGATTCCACAAGGTCTACACAACTTCTACAGCATACGGAGTAAACCTTAACCTGGCACAGAACTATCAATCAGCTAGGGTGCAGATATATGCCGATTACGATGCAATGGATACGGATGCGATAATCTCTTCTGCTCTAGACGTTATATCAGACGAATGTACTCTAAAGAACGAGCAAGGTCAGGTATTAACAATTAGATCTTCAGACGAAAGAATCCAAGATTTATTAGAAAATCTCTTCTATTCCGTGATGAATATAGAGTTTAACTTATGGTCTTGGATTAGGAATATGTGCAAATATGGTGACTTCTTTATAAAAATGGAGATTGCAGAGGGCTTTGGAGTATACAATGTAATTCCATTTTCTTCATATAACATAGTAAGACAAGAAGGATTTGATCCAAAAAATCCAAATGAGGTTAGATTTAAGTATGATCCTACAGCAGCAATAAGCTCGATTTCGGGGTATAGTTCGGCTTTCAATAACCAAGATGCGGGTATTTGGTTTGATAACTATGAAATGGCTCACTTTAGATTAATTGGAGACGTAAACTATCTACCATATGGAAGATCCTATCTAGAAAACGCAAGGAAGCTATTCAAACAGTATACCCTTATAGAGGATGCTATGTTGATTCATAGGATTACTAGGGCTCCAGAAAGGAGAATATTCTATACGAACGTAGGAGCAATACCGCCTAACGAAGTAGAAAATTACATGCAAAGGATGATTAATAAGATGAAGAAAACTCCTCTTATTGACCCACAAACAGGACAGTATAACTTAAAATACAATCAACAGAACTTATTAGAGGACTTTTTCATCCCTGTAAGAGGTAACGATACTTCGACTAGGATAGATACCGCTAAAGGATTGGAGTATAACGGTATTGAGGACGTTACATATTTCCGGGAAAAACTGTTTGCGGCACTAAAAATACCTAAAGCATTCCTAGGATATGAAAAAGATTTGACAGGTAAAGCCACACTTGCTGCCGAGGATATCCGATTTGCAAGAACTGTAGAGAGGATTCAGAGAATTGTACTATCAGAATTAAAGAAAATAGCAATAGTACATCTATACTCTCATGGGTATACTGACGATTCTGTGGCAAACTTTGATATATCTCTGACAAATCCATCTATAATCTACGACCAGGAAAGGATGGCAATGTTCAAAGAGAAGTTAGATATGGCTACATCTGCTGTAGAAAATTCTATATTGCCAAAAGAGTACATATGGCAGAACATTTTTAGGCTTTCGGAAGATACTTTTGGTGAGCTAGAGGACATGATTGTGGAGGATCAGAAGAAGAAATTCCGTTATAAACAGATTGCCGAAGAAGGAAACGACCCTGCTGAGTCAGGAAAAGCATACGGAACTCCTCACCAAATAGCAGCACTATATGGAGGAACAACGCCACAAAATCTACCTACAGGCTATAATGAGTTAAATCCCAGTGAACCTAAAACAAGACCTGGAAGACCACAAAAGTATGCTTCTATAAGGGGAACTGATAAAGATGCCTTTGGTAGGGATAGGTTAGGTACTTATGGTATGAAATCTAATGCTGAAACAGGAGAGGATAAGTCAGGTCTTGAGTTTAGAGGAGGTCCTTTAAGTATGGAAAGTACAAAGGCAATATACTTACAAAACGCAGATTCCCTTAAAAAAATGTTCAAAAATACGGAAAGACCAGTACTATTATTTGAATCTGAGTCAACTATTTTAGACGAATCTAACATAAAACCGGATTTAGAGTAAAACACTGTATATTTATTGATAGACTCATAAGTAAAAAAATGTCTGTAATTAAACACTCAAAGTACCGTAATTCAGGAATTTTATTCGAATTACTAGTAAGAAGGACTACGGCAGATCTTTTGGAAAATAAAGACTCTCGTGCCGTAAAACTGTTGAAGAAATATTTTACTAACACTGAGTTGGGTAGAGAATATTATCTGTATAACAGTCTTATTAATAGCCAAAAAATAAATGAGGCAAAGGCTGATATATTAATAAATACCGTATTAGAGCAATATAAAAAACTGAATAAGTCCGAAATAGAAAAGCAGAAGTTCAATCTGATAAAGGAAGTAAAGAGACATTACAATCTAGATGAGTTCTTCAAAGCTAAAATAGATAACTACAAAGTTTACGCATCAATTTACACTATCTTTGAATCGCAAGGTAATAAAAAATCAGATGTAACTCAAGTATTTAATAACAAAATATCAATACTAGAGCATATAACTAAAGAGCCTATATTTGATAAATCAGCTCCTAAAGCAATCATAGAAGAGCTGATGAAAGAGGATAAAGAGATAAGAATCCTTGCCTATAAAATCCTTGTAGAAAAGTTCAACGAAAAATACCAGGGAATGTCTGCTCGTCAAAAAGAGGTACTGAAAACCTACATCAATAGCATTTCCGATAGCACAGCACTTGCAGAATATTTAAACGAGCAATTAACTACACTAAAGGCTGAA